AACCGTCCGGCACGCTTCACCTTTATCTTACTGGAACCGAATATGTCCGTGATGTGCTCATAATCTTCCCCGTCCAAGAGTACAACGTTATCCCATTGTACGGGGGTCGGTCCGGCACTGTTAACCTCTGTCGTGTCTCCGGTCGTTAGAATCCCTTGGGAACCGTAATCGATCGGTTCCGGTTCGGTGTTGCAACACTCGATCAGTTCGCATTGCAGACAATCAATACGGTCCCGAATTTCATCGACAAGGAACTCCAGCAATCCCCCCTCTTCCATTATCATGCTATCCGGAATGGATTTCAGAATAATGGTTTCGGTGTCCTTCCCCCGTGTCAGGTGGGCGAGTAGCGATATATCCGTATAACAGGACATAGGGGTATAACGTTATAGGGTCCCGTGGGGCGAATTAGCCTTCACTTCCTCTTTCACTTCCTTCACTTCCTTTCGGATGAAAAACTTTTCGGCAATGCCAATGAGTGCGTAGCCGACGAGGATAACAATACCCCATGCTGACGGGTTATCTAAGATCATCGGGTCAATAGCGATTCCCAGCCACGCAAAGAGGGCGACGGCAACGGGTTTAATCAGGGTGATAATCCAACTCTTTTTCTGCGGTTCCATGTTTCGGTTTCCTTCGTTTGTTGAATATGACGGGGACGGAAGTTTACTAACGATCCATTCCCGCACCTTGTCAAATACATTTTTCTTCGGAGGGGGTTCGATACTTTTCCAGTCTACCGGACGAACGTCTTTCGAGATATATTCCCCGGCATACTCTGACGCCAGCGTATCAGGGTCGGGAAGGTCCGGTTCTTTCGGGGCCGACTCTTCGAGTACAACAGCCGGTCGATTCGGGTTGAGGAATAACGCTGACTGGAATCGTTCGGCATAGATACGTATATCCCCGGCTTTGTCCTTCCGTCCGTTGACAATGTCCCGCGCGTTGAAGTATTCGGTTTTGTGGGGGGTGATATACTGCGATAGCTTCCGACCCGTGTACGTTCCCCGCGTCATCCCCTCGAATACCGATCGGGTGCCATACGGCTCCTGCAATAACAAGTCCGGATTGTTCAGAAGATCGACTCCAAGGATAGGACCCATCTTCCGATAATTATCTTCCCACGTTACTTGCACCGGTCCCCGTCCGTAATAGCTAACCCCATTAGCCTTACGGGTTGCGTAGGACGTTCCCCGTCCTACCCTTCGCAGATAGTTGGTTACTCTGCTATATGCTTGCGCGTCCGATATAATCGGATCGGACTTGTTCGCCCCCTCCCGGATAGCATTCATCGTCTGGGCTGATTCGTGCCATACCGTGCCGAGTATGTACGCGAATTGTCGTAACGACGTATCGAGGTCGGACGTGTCGATATACTCCGATTCATAACGGGACAGAAAGTTTTCAAACCCGTTTACCTGATATTGGCTAAGGGGTCCGAACTTTGCACGAACCGTGTCGAAAAATAATTCTCTGTCGATCGTGTATTTCATCGGGGGTCCCGCAGTGCTGACATTACGTGTTTCGTCAATTCCTGTACATCACGGTGAACGGTGCGAAGCTCTTCCCGAATACCCGTGATCCATTCTTTCAGGTCCTTTGCTTCGCGCTCCAGCATGGTAATCCGTTGGTCGTGGTTTGCGTGCAAGGTGTGAGAATGAAGTATCTGTTCTTCCTTCCGACTCTCCCGTTCCCGGACGTGTCGAATGTACATAAAGACAACCCCGAGTGCGGCAAACAGGAACATAAACAGACCCCCGATTGCGGCAATGATAACTGACAAGGTGGCTTCTTCGGTTGTCATGGACATTACATGTATGGTATTTCAACACGATAACCGATAAGGTTTACGACCCAATAGTATAGCCCATTCTGTTCCTGAACAAATCTACTATCGGAGTAAACCCACGTCGTGTTATCGTACCCTATGCCCCCCGCAGATTCGAACTTTTCCCGTAGTGCCGTAAGGTAATCGTATACGCCTTTACGGGTTTCCGGTCCCATTGTCTCCGACCGGAGGGAACGGCACGCAATTACAACGGTTGCGTTAAGTTCCGTCATCCGCTTTTCCCCGGTTCTATCTCCGGAGATATACACGAATGCCACCCCGTGCGTATCGCTTTCAGCCGTCCGCTTCGCTTCTTCCGTGCGTTCAGCGTTGACAATCGGGAGAACGTCAATATCGGTTATTACCGATTCGACCTGTTCGATTAGTTCCGCTTCTTCGGTATTTAGATCAACTGCCACGGAACTTATCTAACGTTTCGTTCGTGAATACTTTTCCCGGTCGGGTGCGAACTACCATAACTCGGTTAGGGGAGGATAGGGGAAGATCGGAAATTAGTGTTGCTGCAATCGACAGTCTCCCCTCATTCACCTTCCGGAGTTCCCCAATAATTCGTTCCCGTTCCTTCGTCAGGGTTTCCGGCATATCTCCGGTTAACCCCTTCCTACGCTTGACAATGTTGTATGCCGTGAATTCAAGGCACCACACTTTGAGCAGTTCCGGAAATGGATCATCAACAACCGGGACAACATATCTGTTTTGCAGATACCCGTTTATCTCGGTTGTCGCATTGTCAATCTCCGACTGTATTACGTTGTCGTCGATTGCACCTGTTTTTGCATCGTCGGTAAGCCGACGTAATTCGTCGTCGTCGTACCGTGCCTTTACGTCCGCTACCGTGCAATAACCCATATCCTCACCACCCTATAACGTTATGCCCTGAATCCATGCAAATTTTGAGGGGTAGCCCATAACGTTATGGGCTACTTGCCGGACTTCGCTTTCTCTTCCGTCGGCCTTGACTTCTGCTTACCCGTAGTGTATTCAGCGTAACCCCGTCGGACAAGATTCCGGGCGTGATCGACACTGACCGTCTCGACCGTTCCCGATTCCTTCGTGATAAAATTATCATCGGTCACGCTTTCACCGAAAGCCGAATCCGGGTTCTTGTATCGAACGTTCCGGATATACCTGATTTCCGTAGTCTGCATTTATATCACCCTTCGGATTTATGTTATAGTTAGTGGGGGATTATCCCGGCCGGTTCCCGATCCATGCCTAAACGTCACTCTGAAAAGGGAACCGCACCGGGATAACTATTATGCCGTTTCGACGAACGTAACCGATCCCGGATTCGCGAGGATCGGGAACGGACGGGATACATACAGAAGTCCGAGGGTCTGTAGATCGTCACCCGAAACGAACTCCTTAGAGTATATCGAAGTCTGCGCACTGATCGGACGGTTAGTCTCCGGATCAAGTATAGCAATTCGCGCATATACCTTATCCGTTTCCATTGCGTCGGAAATGATCCAGACCCCATCCTGATCGACAAGGTTAATCGTCGATCCGTCTTCGAGCTTGACCGGCTCGGATACCTTGTGAATAAGGGCTGTTCCCCACGTGCCGCGTGCAAACCGATCGGTTCGGTTCGTGTTGTCGAGCGCACCGATACGGATATTGTTCTTGTCGTAAAGCTCTTGTACGGCAGTATCCGTAATGAAACGTTGGTACGCACGATGACCCATAACAATATCGGTTACGTTACCCCCGAACTCTTCCGTAACTCTAATCCAGTCTTCAAGCTGGCCAACCTTATCCTCCGTTGTCGATCCCCAAATGTCACCCCCGGCAAGTGCAAATTTATTTGCAACAGGGAATGCAAAGTCAACGTCAAGGGCTACCCCTTCGCCATCGTCATAGGTCCACCCTCCGGAGAGTGCTCCGATTGCCATAGCCTCCTCCCGCCGGAGTGCTCGATTCCGCAGCTTAAGCAGACCCCGCGCAATGCGACGCTCCGCGGCCTGATCGGTCGTTTCCCCTTCGCTCATCCGAAGGATAGAGCCGGGAGCGGCCCCGAGTTCGAGCAGGTCTTCAGGGGTATAAATAATCTTCTCCCGGATAACCGGAGCTTCAATAAGCTGCGAAGTATATCCCGGTTCACCTACCACTTTCGCCTCTTCACGGGGAAGAACGAAAGATGCAATCCCGTGTTCGTCAACTGATTTCAGGAGACGAACGTAATTCGTTCCAATGGCATCACCCGACGGGAAGAACTTGTCGAGGAAGAAACGGGTTTCCCGCTTCTTGTCGAGTTCTTCACCGTTGGCGACCGCCATAATTACTTCATCGTAAACCATGCCGTTCCTCTATTGTTGTTAGTGAATTCGTTAAGTGAATTATTGGCGGTCGGTTATCAGATTACCTTGCGGAGAAAGATTCCGTGAATCCGGCAGTTCTCCCGGAACAGAAGTGTTTCCTGTGCCGTAGGTGCAGCGTCGAAAAGTTCGAGAACCTTTTCTTCGTTGAACGTGCCGCACTCGTACACGGTCACGTACTGTGTGCCGACGTCATCTGCTATATCCTCCGAGAGAATGTAGACGGGAACAAGCGTATGTCCGGCGGTTGCACCGGCTATAAGAACGTCGGTAACGTTTGTCGTTGTCCCCTTCACGGCCCCGGTCGTATGGTCTGCAAGATCCATTTTCAGAACCTGTCCCCGTACAAGCGCACCTTGTGAGGCTGCAAGCAGGATACGACGGGTTCGGAGTTCGGGAGTGTGTCCGGCAATCAGGTCGTCTTTCGGATCGTAAGACGTGCTATCTACTACAAGGTCCTTGGCCATTGCTGTATATCTCCAATATTTTGAGTGTTAGCCCATAACGTTATGGGGTAGGAACCGAACGATTAAATCGGCTACGATTTAGCGAAGCATCTTTTCGATGCGCTTCGCCTGCTCCTCTACGCTCACACCGTTACCACGGGTAGCGGGATGGAACGAAGAAAAAGCCTTCCCGTTCGTATATACGTCCGCACCCGTTGGAGCAATAGCCGGAAGCGATTCAATCATTTCCTTGAAACTCGTGATCTCTTCGGAATCTTCCGTCGTCCCGTTCGCCCCTACGCTAAACGCTTTCCCCTTCGTAGCAAGTGAAGAGAACATCTTAATAGCTTTTTCTCTCGTCTCTTTCGTCATCCGGGACCGGACGTTTTCAGAGTCCAGCCACGCCGAAAACTTATGTGCCGACGTCTCATTTCGGATAGCCATAATCTCGGCCGACATCTGCGTCTGTCCGTCGTTAATCTTCTTGGCAAACGCACTGAATGCCGGGTCCGGCTTTGCAGCCTCTTCCGCTTCGACCTCCTCTTCCGGCTCTTCCTCACCCCCGCTTAGTTGCTCCTGAATCCCCTGAATATCAGTACGAATCTGATTAAGGGTTTCGGTAATTGGAGTAATGTTCTCGTTGAACATTTCCGTAAAGAGTTCTCTTGCTTCCTGTTCTTCCATTGCAAAACTCCGTTTGTTCTTGGACGGTGTTCGCTTGCCGTCCGTTGCATTGATGAATTTATATTCGGTCGGTAATGAAAAAGCCATTGCCGGTTTCTTGGAGGGTTGCTTAATCCACTCTTCCGGAATGGGGAGACCATCGTTCCGGAGGTTGGCAAGTGCGGGGGGAACCGCTCCAAGGAAACCGATATGATCCAAGTATAGATATTTCTCTCCGGTCTTCGGGTCGATTTCATCGTAGAACGAAATTGACCGCTCCGGATAGTACCCCTCCTCTAACCAGCCGTTGAGGTTGTCGTTTACAACAACCTCCAACCATAGTGCGTTATCCTCTATGAACGCACGCTTTACGAAACCGAATTGGGGTGCGTTGTCTTCCGGGTGACCGAGCACAACGGGAGCGTAATTCCCACCCCCGGCAACCCGTCGGTTATACAGATCGACGGACCTTTGCAGTTGGGAGATTGTGAATACCCAACGGTCACCGGAGGAAAGCCGATGTTCTCCCGGATAGAAGCACTCTATTTCGTAAGTCTTAGGCATGTAGGAATATATCCGTCTATGACCTACCTTGTAAAAGACGAACCGTTTAACCCTTGCCCATAACGTTATGGGCTGAATGAACCCACGCTAAAATGGCAAAGCCGAAACCGATTAAAAAGACCCTACCCGTTCCGGTCGCTACCACGTCTGCAAACAAAGGGTTGACCGTGCAACGGGTAGCCGATGCCCTGAAAGCAAGTCGGGGGATAATGAAACAGGCCGCTCGATTACTTGAGGTCGAACCGGCCGCTATCTCGTACTGGTGCCGACGGCATCCCCAGTTAAAGCGATTGAGTGACGACCTGAAAGCATCAATAGACGATGCTGCAAGTGACAACATAGCGGAAGTCATAACCGATCCGGAAGCGGATGAATTCAGGAAAGACGATCTTTCGAAGTGGTGGTTATCGCATAGACCGGAATCCGGATTCCGCAAACCATCCCCCACTACGAACATTGGAATTACGAATACGACGGTAACGATAAAACTCGACCCGACATTGCAGAGGCGGAAGGAAGAGGCAAAGCGAAAGATCTATGAATTGAAATTGCAGGAAGCACAACGGATCGGACACGATATGGGTAACGGATACGATGAGGAGTATTCCGATGAATAGCCCCGTGGAAATATCGTTATCGTCGGACGTCGTCAATCCGATATATCACGATTTCCTTTTCGACGAAACCCGTTTCTTTCATCTGTGGGGTGGTGCCGGTTCGGGCAAGTCCGTAGCGGCTGCACAAAAGGTTGTCTATCGGATGTTGCAGGATACGGGTTTTCGTTGCCTTGTGATCCGGAAGATAGGGAACTCGATTCGTCAGAGTTGCTTTCGGGAGATATGCAACGTTATCGAACAGTGGGGCATCTCTCACCTGTTCAATATCCGCAGGGGGCTACTGGAAATTGAATGCTTGTTGAACGGGAACGCCTGTATCTTCAAAGGCATTGACGATCCCGAAAAACTCAAATCGATTTCCGGCATTTCGTCAATGTGGATTGAAGAGGCGACCGAACTACGGTTTAACGATTTCAACGAACTGAACCGTCGTCTCCGCGGATACACCGACTGTTATAAGCAAATCATCTTGTCGTATAACCCGATCAACTTTTACCATTGGATCAATCAGGATATCCACATCAAGGGAAAGTACGGGGACCGAACGAAGCTTATTCATAGCACGTGGAGAGATAACGATTTCCTCGACCCTGAAACGATCCTCGAATATCAGGAGCAGTACACACTATCCAAGATGGCGGGGGACGTATACGACAAGGGTAAGTGGGCCGTTCCGGAGCACGTCATATATAGCACGTGGAGCGTTGACGAAACCGGAGCCCTTGTCACCCCGATAACCGAAGCATACGGAATCGACTTCGGTATAAATTCCCCCCTTGCCGTTGTACACGTGCAATGGCAGGAAATGCGAACGGTTCGGGTACGGGAGGTTCTGTATGATACCCAAGTGAACGACACCCTATTGCA